CCGACTCGATGCAATCGAAGACAAACTCAACAAACTGGAGACAGATGAATCGTAATTATGTAAACGCTGCTGGTTCAGGCACCGTTACCCAAACACCTGGAGCAAAGCAAAGTGATTTTCAGATTCTAAGTGAAAGAATCATGATGATTGCAGAGCGACTCGTCGCTGCTGAAAAGGAAATCAAGGAACTCAAAGAAGCAAAGACTACTAAAAAGTAATTATGGCAAGGATTTTTTCAAAATCTGGTGAATCTCTGATTATCCCAACGGATAAAAAGACATATCAAGGATCATCTAAGAACACAAAGACTTCTAAGAGATCTAATTCCCATCGCACAAAACCTTACCGAGGACAAGGACGATGAACGAAGACAAGAAACGCAGTTTTCTCCAAGAAACCGCCTTTGAGGAGGATGTAATCTTGGAAAAAGACCAGAAAAAGAGACCAGATTCCCAAGCGGCAGATTACATCAGACGTTATTGGGCAAAACATCCATCAGATTGATAATAAATACCAGAGAAATCTGGTATTTTTTTATGCCAACTCAACTTTCAAGAAAATCTAAGGAGTTCGTTGATATTTCATTGTCTTTTGAACCACATCCATTGACAAAAGACTTGACGACACTCAAGAATGAGAGAGCAATCAACAATTCAATCAAGAATCTTATCCTGATTGCACCAACAGAGGTACCTTTTCTATCTGATGTTGGTTCACATGTCAGAAATAGTCTATTTGAACTCTTTCATCAGGGCACACAGGTGATGTTGATTGAGGAAATCAAGAGATCTATCAAGTTTTCAGAACCACGTGTAGAACTGCAAGATGTTTTTGTGAAAGAATATGCAGATGATAATGAATTAAGAGTCACTGTCAAGTACAAAATCGTTGGATACGACACAGTATTCACTGTAGAACAGATTTTGAAACCTACAGATTGACTGATAAATAACTGAAAACAGGAATAACTGATGGCAGGTGCCGTAAATCTATCAGAGGTTGACTTTAAGCAGATAAAAGATAATCTTGTCAACTATCTGAAGTCCACAGAAAAGTTTACAGACTATGATTTTGAAGGTTCAAACCTGTCTGTCATTCTGAATTTGATTGCCTATCAGGCACAATTGAATTCCTACAGTACAAATATGGTTGCCAACGAGAGTTTCTTGGCAACGGCGTCTATTCGTAACAATGTTACATCGAATGCGAGACAGATTGGATACTTGCCCACATCAGCAAGAGCAGCAAATTCACTAATCACCTTTGATATCAGTCTTGGTTCTGTTGATGAATTACAAAATTTATATCCAGGCGGACTTCCTCAATACCTAGAACTACGTCCTGGTCCTGCTTTCTCTGTAGCAACAGGACAAGAAAGTTTTACATTCAATGTTATTGATGTGCAGACTGCTGCTGTGAATTCAAGTGGAGTCTGTACCTTTGAGAATGTTGTCATTTATGAAGGTGTGATTATGGAAAACACTTTCACAGTAGATGAGAAGGATTTCTATCAGAGATTTGTGATGAGTAATAATAATATTGACACATCCACACTTAGAGTTGAAGTACAGGAAGATCCCAATGATGATTCAACTCAGACTTATGTGCAGGCAAACAATCTGACGACTATTGATGAGAATTCAAAAGTCTATTGGGTTGAGGAAGTCCAGGAAGCATATCACGAAATCACTTTTGGTGATGGATTATTTGGTAGAAAGTTAGAGGACGGTTCAGTTATCAATGTTTCTTATGTTGTAACGAATGGTGATGTAGCAAATGGTGTCACTGGAACATCAAATTTTGTCTTTAGAGGTAATCTATTTGATTATTTTGGTACAAGAGTACTTGCATTTCCAGATATCCTCTCAGTATCAACCTCTGATGGTGGTTCTAAACCAGAAAGTGTCTCATCTATCAAATTCAGAGCACCAAAATCATACGGAGCACAGAATAGATGTGTCACAACAGGAGATTATGAGGTTCTTGTAAGGCAAATCTATCCTGGTGTAGAGGACATTTACGTTTATGGAGGTGAAAATCTTGAAATTCCTGAATATGGACGTGTTTATATCGTAATCAAACCGACAGCAGGTGAATATCTCTCTAATTCCACCAAAGCATACATCAAAAGTTCTTTAGAACCTTATAGAGTCGCATCAATTGATCTTGTTTTCTCTGATCCTGACATTCTTTATGTTGAAGCAGACTCAATTGTCTATTACGACGAGAAAACAACCAAAAAAGACAGCACAGCAATTCTCGCAGAAGTAAAACAGACTCTTACAGAGTTTAATGAGTCACAAATTGTCGCTAAATTTGGTGGTACAGTTAAATATTCAAGAATTGTCGGTGCTATTGATGATGCAGATCAGGCAATTACAAGGAATGTGACTAATCTAAGGATGAGAAAGAATATGATTGCCGCTGAGAACACTTTGGCATCATATGAGATTTGTTTTGAGAACTCAATGAGAGAAAATTACTCTGATTCTATCATTACATCAACAGGTTTTTACTTTCCAGATGATGATAAAGTATATTATTTTGAGAATGAACCTCAAACTATAGGACAAGATATAGGTAAAATCAGATTGATACGATTTGATGAGTTCAATGAGAAGATTATCGTTGATTCTGAGTTCGGTGAGGTAGACTACAAGCTCGGTGAAATCAAGATTGGATACCAGACACCCATTAATATCGCTTCAACTGTTGTGGATGGTGCTGTGGTGGAGGTGAGAGCAGAACCATTGAGTTTTGGTAAGGACATCAAGGCAGAAAAGAATGTATTTCTTTCTTTTGATGTTGCCAAATCAACATTCGCTGCATTGACTGAGTCTGAATGATGAAATTTGAAACTAAGCCCAATCAATCATCGCAGATAAACACATTTCTGCCTCAATATATCAGTGAGACGTACAGAACGTTCGTCGAATTTATGACGACCGCGGATGAGAGTGAAGAACGCTTTGGTTTTTCTCGTGACATCCTTCAAAGGTTGATGACTTATGAAGATTTTGACACTTATAAGAAAGGAATTACTGAAGAAGGTATACTCGCTGAGTCCGTTGATGAACTCACAGATGAGATTGTACTAAACTCGTCCTTTGGTTTCCCACCAAAGAATGGTGTGGTGATGATTGATGATGAGGTAATACTCTATCGTGAATTAGATGGTGATAAATTGACTGGATGTATGAGAGGATCCAGTGCCACAACTAAACTGACAACTTATAATACAACTGGTGAGTATGTTTATACTAATCCATCACCTCATGACAGGCATGCAAAGGTAAAGAATCTTTCAACTTTGTTTCTTGTCTCTATGTTGGAGACAATTCACTCTAGTTTTGTTCCTGGTATTTCAAAAGAAGTAGTTGATGAAAGAATCAATAAGTCATCGTTTCTTCAGAATGTAAGAGATTTCTTTCAATCAAAAGGAACAGCATTAGGCATCAAGTCACTATTCAAGATTATCTTTGGTGAGAATGATGTTGATGTATTCTATCCTGGTGATCAGATGATAAAACCATCTGTCTCTACATGGACAGAGAACCTGACAGTAAGATGCGTTCCAGTGCCTGATGAATTGGCACAACTAGAAGTTTTTGAAAGACATGTCAGTCCTGATTTGTTGATTGGACAAGAAGTCCTGGTTCGTTCTTATAATGATGATTTGATTTATGGACAGGCATTCTGTGATTATGTCACTTCATATAGCTTTGGTTCAGAGATTCAATATGAACTCTGGTTGAATAAGTCTTCGTTCGCTGGTGAGATTCCTGCTAATCCCAAGACTGTATTGACAAGACAATTGGAAACTTTCAGAGGTGATAATGATAACACTGATGAGACAACTATTACTGTTGAATCAACACTAGGTTTTCCTGATTCTGGTATACTCATCATCAACAGAGAGGCGATTTTTTATGAGAGCAAATCATTCAATCAGTTTCTGAACTGTAGAAGAGGATATGATGGTGTTGAGAGAGAACATCAGATGGGATCTGAGGTTTATGGACCTTATTACCTTGAATCCGAATCAATTATTGATGGACAGAAGTATAGCAGTCGTTCATTCCCATTAGGATTGGTCGAGAGTGTAAGAGTTGATGATCCAGGATTGCTTCACGAGATTGATGATAATGTCTTTGTGAATGGACCTGGAAGAATAGATCCAAGAGATTACTTGATGGAATCTATCCTTGAGAACTATGATGATGTTCTGGCAACGCAAGTTGATTCAGTCAATATTGGATATATTGGCAATTTGACATATGGTGCCAGCGGTGTTTACTTTGATAAAGATTTCTGTTATGTGAGTTCATCAAATCTTCCTGAGTATACAATTGGACCTTTCTCCAGTGACAATTCAGTTGGTCCCGACCTTGTTCCTGTCAACGGTGTTCATATTATTCCTCGTCGGGATATGATCAAAGAGAATGATGCATATGCTGAGAAGGGCAATGATGAAATTGCTATGTTCAGAGATGGCACTATAGCATATAGTGAAGTCTCTCCAGCATCTTATATTCAGGGTACAATCGCAAGATTTGATGTCATCGCACAAGGTGAGGGATATAAGAATCCTACAGTCATCATTACACCCAATAACTCAACTGCTGAAGCAACTATTGAGAATGGAAGAATCATCAGTATTGATGCCACATCCTCTGGTACCTATTATGACAATCCAGAAGTAAGAGTCAGTTCTGGTGAGGATGCAAGTTTTTCATTGAACTTTGACAGGTATGGAAGGGTGATTGAGGTCTTCATTATGAATGCTGGACAATTCTATATTGACGAGCCTTATCTTCAGGTTATTGATGAATCAAATCGTGGTAAAGGTGCTGTCATCAAGTGTATTGTCGCAGGTGGACAGATTACAGGTGTTGAAATTATAAACAAGGGAATTGATTATAATCCGAGCTATACTTCTGTTCGTGTTTTACCTGTTGGTGAAGGTGCAAGAGTTGAGGCAACAACACAGTTCTATCGTTTCAACAGGTATGAAGAAATCAAGAATAATGCTAATTGGACTTATGACAGAGGTGGCGGTTTCTTATGGGAGAACGAACAAGGTGTCAGAACAAGATATGGTTATATTGGTGGACCAATTGAATTGATTCAAAAGATTGGTGAGGGTAATGTTGATGAAGACAAGCATTCACCTTTGATTGGATGGGCATTTGATGGTAATCCAATCTACGGTCCTTATGGATATGAAAATGGTAAAGATGACTCTTCTGGCATTGCAAGGATGAATTCTGGTTACACCAGAATGCTCAAGCGTGACACGATTGATGCAAGTGGTGGTGTTCCTGGTGAACCTAATCCTGGTTTCAATCCACCGACTCCAGCAGAATATCCAATGGGTACATTTGTTGAAGATTACATTTATAATCCAAAAAATCTTACTGGATTCATCATCAATACTGAGATTGATCAGGATATCCAAACTGAAGACTTTTTAGATATTGAAGCGACTGTTGGTGGAGAGATTGCTGACACCATCATTCTTGATGAATATAATGGTAGACAATGTAACACTCCAGAATTCCCTTATGAGTTTTATCCTGATGGAGTTTACTGTTACTTCTTGACATTTGATAGAAACAATGAACCTGAGTATCCTTACATCATTGGTAAGACATTCAAGAATCGTCCTATCACTCAGAAGTTGACAATTAGGACAAATGAAGAACTTGCTCCAATTGCATTGAATCGTGGTTTGATATACGATCCGCGTTCTTATGAGAGCCCAACTCTTGAGTTTGATTATGACAAGATTGCCAGATATAGAAATCCATATTTGACACCAACTAAAGATGAGGTTGTGATTGAATTAGGATCTGTTTCAACGGGTTCAATCAGTGATGTATTGGTGATTGATGGATTACCTGATACTTGCAAGGTTGATGATTTACTTTTCTTTGACAATACAGACACAGGTGGAAGTGGTGCTGAAGCAAGAGTTGAGTTTGTCACTGGAGAAGAGATTGATTATTCTTATGGCACAGAAGTTGTCACAAGAACAATCTCCCATCATCTGACACTCGACCTCAGTGCTACAATTCTTGAGACTTACGTGTTCATTGAGGGATCATTCATCGAGACGACCAGTGGATCTCAAGCAAGAGTCCTGAGTTATGATGCTGATTCAGAGTTGCTCGAGATTGATGTTATCACTCCTAACCTCCCTCTTACAGACGACTGCTTCTATGATAATAGAGGCACGAGGGTCTGTCTGCCTGGAACGACTGGGTTCAATTATGCTGAGAATCCTGCTGATGGATTGAATGTCGGTGTGATGAATGGATTCGTTGAACCAAGAGATCGTCCTGATGGCACAGAATTACAATCAGGTGATCTATGGTGGAGTCCTCAGAATGGAAGAATGTATGTCTACTTTATTGATGAGGACGACACAACGCAGTGGGTGGTGACACAACCAATTGGAATGAGACCTTTCAATGGTGCTCTTGACGAAACGATTGGTAATATTGTTGCCACATCACCTAATGTACCGCACGTGGGTGGATCTGACAATACAATCACAATTTCTGAGTTAGCACCAAGTGAGAGACCTGATGGACAACCAAACGTCTTAGGTGATCTCTGGTGGTCGCCTCACACTGGTATTCTTTACATTTGGTATTCTGATTATCTTCAGTATGCTCTTGATTATTATCAAAACAATAATACATTACCAGGCGTTGATGACTTCCCAGATCAATTGACAGCGCAATGGGTATGTGCTGATCCTTCCGCTAAAGTTCCAACAGAAGATGCCCTGAATGAATTGTATCCTGATCCGGATTCAATTATCACAAGATCTGGTTCAATCTATTCAGCAGAGGTGACTTGTACAGTTGCCACGACTGCTCCTCCAGGAGCACCTGTTGGTGCATTATGGTGGTGTTCAGCAAATGGTAAGATGTTCATTCGTTATGATGACGGATCATCGACTCAATGGGTTATCACTAATCCACACAGTCAGGTGACATCCTATGATACATCTTATGATGAGATTGTCGATGGACCCGATGGTGGCGGTGGCGGTAATGGCGGCGGAGGCGGCGGTGGTGGAGGCATCATTGACGGAGAAGCAGAAGGAGCAGGACAGGAGTTGTTCTGGTTTGAGAATCTCACGCACTTTGAACCAGGAGACATAATTGAATTTGAGGTGGGAACACCTGGATTCGATCAACAAAGTGAATTGGCACAAATCAAACACAAAGGCATCCCTCACTCTGCAGATGTGATTAGAGGGTATGATGGTGATACACCAATTGAGATACCTGATAAGACACCGACCTTCAATAAAACAAGAGCAATCTACACAGTTGAAACTGTCAATCCTCACAGACTGAGAGTTGGTGATGAAGTTATTATGTCAGGTTCTGAATATGATGAGATCAATGGAAGACACACTCTTATCACAGCAGGTACTGTAGAGGCAGCACAATTACAGGCGGTTGTTGATCCAAACTTCCAGACAGTCTCTGATGTCCTTATCATCAGTCCAGGAAAAGGATACACTAATGACTTCTTTGTCCAGTTTACAGGTGGAGGTGGTACAGGTGCACTTGCTTTTGCTAAGGTGACACCTTTTGTGGGAAGTGAAGGTGGACAGGTTTACGAAGTTGAACTTATCAATGGAGGTGTGAACTACACCTCCGAACCTGAAGCACTCCTTGGAGGTGATGTACCTAATACATCCTTCTCCTTCTACGTCTCTCGTCAATATCCAATTGAATATGGATTGACATACTCAGGTAAAGGAGAAAACGTTCAGAGCACAGTTGCTAAGTTCAAGATTACATCACCAGGTGTCGGATATAGATCACTTCCAATCGCTCAAGGTGTCATCAAATCTGAAGTTGATAGAGCAAATCTTGAAATCAATCTTGTTGGTGATGCAATTGGATCAGTGAATGTGATTTCTG